AGCGCCAGCTTCAATGCTTCGTCTTTTGTGTGTGTCATTGCTGGCCTTTCTCTGGTGCGACCAGTTCAGGAAAAGCCTTGTGCAGAAATGCAATGATGTCTGCGGCCTTTTCTGCGTCCAGATCAATGCTGGTTTCGGTGTCGCTGTGCCAATGGTCGGATGAGTGCTCGGTGTACTCAAGGCACACGTCCTTGTGTTCGATGCCTTCGTAAGTGGTCAGCGTGAATTCGCACGAGCCGCTGAGTTTCAACGTTTCGATGTTCATTTCTCGACCCCCTTGCGTTCGAGTTCGATGAGCAGGTCGAGAAAGTGGCGGGCCTTCTCCAGGTCCTTGATGCCGCCCTTGTCGCGCCAGCGCGTGACGTACTTGATGACGCTGCCCTCAGCGAACGGGATGGCGTTGGCATGGATGTACTCGATGGGCTGGATCTTGAGCTTCTTGTAGTGGCTGCCGCCCTCTTGGTGGGCGAGCGGGTTCTCTGGTCGGGGGGCGTAGCCGGGGGGGATGCGAACTTCGAAGTCAGTCATTTGTGTTTCCTCATTGCTTCCATTAAAAGATCTTGGATCTCGCGCTTGGACTCGCGGCGGGCCATGACAAGCTCGTCCACGGTGCCGGTGGCGACGATGTGGTGGATGAATACCGGGCGGTCATGCCCGGCCTGCGCTTGGCGCGTGGGGCCAATGCGCTCGATGATTTGCTGGTATTCCTCTAGGTTCCAGTTGTGTCCGAAGAACGCGAGGATGTTGCCTCCGTCTTGCAAGTTGAGGCCGTGGCCTGCGCTTGCAGGGTGAGCAAAAAGTACCGGGATGCGACCCTCGTTCCATTCAGTGATCGTGCGAGGGTCAGCGTCAAGCGCTCGACCTTGAGGGAACGCGCGCTGTAATCTGGCCAGATCTGACTTGAAGTGGTAGGCCACCAGGACGGGCGCGCCAGCAGCTTCGGCGATGATGGAGTCGAGGGCTTGGAGTTTGGCATCGTGGATCTCGCTGAATGTGGTGGCTGTGTCGTCGTTGTAGATGGCGCCGTTGGCCAGTTGCAGGCACTTGATGGTCTTGCTCGCGGCGTTGAATGCCTCGACCTCGTGCCCGGTGTCGAGTGCGAGGAACATCTCGCGCTCCATGTCGCGGTACATCTGCCGGGCCTTGGCTGGCAGCTCGACGCGGATGGTGTTCACGATGGGCTCGCGGATGTCGAGGTAGTCGGCGACGTTGATGGACAGGCACAGGTCGCGCAGCCGGTCCTCGATCTGCACCTGGGCGAACGGCAGCGGCTTGATCTGCACGGCATGGCGGTCGGCGCCGACCTGCACGGTTTGGAACCAGCGGTTGATGAACGCATGGAACGACCGGCCCAAGCGCTCGCCCTTGTCCAAGAACCACATCTGGCCCCATAGGTCTTGCAGTCCGTTGGGCGATGGCGTGCCGGTGAGTTCGACAAAGCGCGGTGTCTTGTGCGCGACGCGGGCCAAGGCTTGCGCACGCACGGAACCCTGGCGCAGTCGGAACGACTTGAGCTTGGTGGACTCGTCGGCCACGACCATGCGGTAGGGCCATTCGCCGTCGAGCGCTTCGATCAACCAAGGCAGGTTCTCGTAGTTGATGGTATGCACCTCGGCGGGCTGGCGCAGGGCGCGGCGTCGCTCGGCAGCAGAGCCGACAATGGGCACCACGCGCATGGCGTGCAGGTGTGCCCACTTGGTCACCTCGTCGGGCCACGTGCTGGACGCCACGCGCAGGGGCGCGATGACCAGCACGGGGAACACGTCCTCGACCAGGCTCAAGTGGTCGATGGCGGTGAGGGTGCTCACGGTCTTGCCTCCGCCCATGGGAACCCACAAACCATTGCGCGGCAGATCGACCACCCAGTCGATCACCGGCGCCTGGTACTCGCGGGGGGCAAACACGCGGGCGGTCATACGACGATCCTCTGCACCTGGCCGATGCGCTCGCACTTGCGGACCACGGCGATGCCACGCTCGATGTCGCCCACGGTCACGACTTCCATCTGCGCGTCGTGCAGTTCCATAAGGTCGTTGAGTGCTGTCATCTCGGGGCCGCGCAGGATGAACTTGCCAGAGTTGGCACCACGGCGGCCGACCTCGATCAGCGCCGCCTGGCCGACGCACATGACGGCTTCGTAGTCCTTGCCGACGCCCAGGGTCCAGAGCGCCTCGATCATGTTGCTCATGGCGATGAGCGTGTCCATGTCGGCGCGAGTGGCCTGGCCACGGGTGAGGGCCGCCATTGCGCCGTGGTTCTTGATCTTGAGGTCGATCAAGAAGGACTCATGCCGGGTGACGGGCGTCACGCTCTCGACCACATAGGCCACCGGGTTTGCCAGTACGGCGCGGGGTCTGTACTTGCTGCGCTTTCTCATGACAGCAAAGCCTCCACGCCTTCAAGTGAGTCGATCACCTCGACGCGCTGGCCCATGGCGCGCATGCGCTCGTGCTCGCGCGCCTGGTGCGGCTCTGGGACCTTTCCTGGCGATTTGAGTTCGACCCAAGCGGCGTTGTTCATGCCGACGCCGTTGATCGTCACTTTCGGCGGCAGCATCACCAAGCGGTCGGGCGCACCACGGCGGCCGATCCACTTGACCTTGCGCACCTCGCCGCCCATCGCGTTCACGCGCTTGACCAGGTAGTCCTCGATGTCGCGCTCACGCATGGCTGACCTTTCGGTAAGCCATACTCATGGCCGTTTTGTGCTTGATGCAGCTCAGCGAGATGTGAATGGCCAGGTTGTACTTGGCCTCGGCCACCATGCGGTCGATCACACTGGCGTACCAGTTGCCGCGGAAATACAGAGGGCTTTCGTAGTCGGGCAACACCCGACTGGTGGGCTTGTAGCCGGCGGCTGCGTCGGCTCTGTCCATGTAGGTGTCGATCATTTGCTATCCCTCCGTGTTGCTTTGACTGTCCAGCAGGACGCGCACATCCATTTGGTATGGCTCATTTGGATGCCACCCTCGGGCGGCTTCTTTTCCTCGCACTTGGAGCACAGCTTGTACTGGTGCACCGGCCGGGTTGCCCCGTTGAGTTGGATCTGTTGGTTGACGAAGCTCATGCCAACACCCCCACAACAAGGGCGCTGACCAGCACGCTGGCCAACGCAATCAGCATCCACTTGGCCAGGTGGCGCAGGTAGGCGCGCCATGGCTTGCCGCGCAGTGGCTCGCGGTCGTGGTACTTGCGGCCAATCTTGGCCACCTCGGCTGCGGTGACGCAGGTGCAGGTGTAGCCGCTGGCGTCGTAGCCTAGGCCACGGCAGTGGGGGCAGGCTGGCTCTTTTCGGACAGGGCAGTCGCGGCCCTGGGTGCAGTCGTATGTGCAGCAGGTCATGCGGCACCCCCTTGCAACTTGGCCAGCAGCCGGGCCTTGCGCCAGGTGCGGGTCACGTCGGTCTTGGACGAGTCGCGCCACTTGAAGCGCGGGTCGGTGATGTGCCTGGTGGGCATCGTGATCTTTGCGCCGGCGGGCGCGAGTTCTTGGGTTCGCATGGGTGGGTTCTCCTTATGCGGCATTGGCGCCGATGTTTTGCAGAATGGTTTGGGCCTCTTGGATGTACCAGTCGAGGTCCACGTCGGTGGGGAATTGCTCGGGCAGTTGCATGCAGGGCTTGGCACCCTCGCTGCGCGCCACGGTGTAGCCGTTGATCTTGTAGTTGATCGTGCCCAGCTCGCCCATGGCGTAGTACCAGCGCACGGCCTTGCCCAAGAACTGGTCGTCCTTCACGGCGCCGCCCTTGACCTGGCGGATGTTCACGAACTTGGTGATGTCGTTGCTGTTGCGGATCGTGTCCTCCACCGGCGTGCCGTCGATGAGGCGCTTGACCACGGCGGCCACGCAGATCTCGTTGGTGGGGTTCTTCTGCAAACCGGCTGGGGCATAGGCGCCCTTGCACTTGAACCCGCCGCCGTCCTTGATGGCGATGTAGTTGTTGACGTCTCGGCTGTACAGGGCGCGGTAGTGCGTGGCCTCGGTGTCGAACCCGGTCATGGTTTCCCATTCCCACACGATGTCGTCCATGCGCTGGACCTTGGACTTGGGGCAGCGGATCACGATGCCGTCGGTGTTGGCGCTGACGACGGGGATGCCGTCGGCCTCCAGCGCTTCGATCAGCATGAGCAGCGCGAGTTGGCCGGTGACGGTGGTCTGGATCAGCAGGGTGGGGCTGTACAGGATGGAGTACGGCGAGCCGAACTTACCGAACGAGCCGTTGATCGTCACCTTAAGCGAGTCTGCTGTGGACTTCTGGACGTTCAGTTCTTCGCGCAGTTTGTTCAATTCCACGCGCAATAAATTCTTCTCTTGCTCGGACAGCGGCTTCGACTGTTGCAAACTTTCCGATGTAATTGCGTTTTCCATTTTCTGTCACCCTTGCTATGTATTTGACGCCAGACTTGCTGACTCCTGCGAATCCGGTTGAATTGTTCTTAAACACCCTGCGGTTAAAACCCTGATCTGATCTGGTCGCCCAGTAGCAGTTATCTGGCGAATAACCCAGGTTGTTGTCGCGACGCTCAATGGTGTGAGAGTCACTTGGGCGGGGGCCCATATCGGAGGCAAAGAATCGAAAGTGATGCCACCGTTCGCACACGTTGATACCTCGGCCCCCGTAGTTCTTAAAGGCAGGTTGGTTGCTGTCGTAGCAGCGGGACAACATGCTTGACCAAGTTGCGTAGAGCGGGTGTTCTCGTGGGCGATAACCATCGACCAACATCCCGCGGGGGTGGTAGGTTCTAAACTTCATTCAACACCTGCTCGATTTTCTTTATGCGTTTCTCGATCTCACTGACGCGGCGCTTGGCCGCGAGTCGGCGCTGCACGATGCCTTGGTACACGGCGGTGAAGTGGTCGCCCATGTGCGCAGGCTTGAGCCCGCAGCGCAGGATGATGGCGGGGTAGTAGCTGGCCACGTCGCGGTCCACCAGGATGTGGTCGTCATCGGCGAAGTGGGCGGCGGTCTGCTCGGACGAGTGCAGGCCACCGATGCCCATGCGGTAGGTGGACTGGCCGATCTGGATCTTGAGGTCGGCGATTTCCTTGGGCATCTGTACCGTGCCGTTGCTGGCGATGGTGAACGTGGCAGCGCGCACGACGGCGAACGCTTCGCGCACCGGGATGCTGGTGAATGCCAGGAACGCGGGCGGGGTGTACATGAACGTGCGCCCTGCCAAGCGGAACGGGTCCTCTTTGGGCAGCTTGCGGCCCATGCGCTTCTCGACCTCGTGGCGGATGACGGCCTCGGCGATCTGCGCGTCGGACTTGCTGCGCAGGTCGATGCCGTACTCGGCCGACATGGACTCGCGCAGGGCGATCTGCGGCATGAGCTTGCGCAGCAGGTCGGCGGTGGTGTGCAGGTCGTTGGCGCAGTACTCGCGCAGCAGTGGGCGCTGCTCGGGCGTGATGCTGGCCTCGGGCTCGATGGGCAGGTCTTGCATCTTGGGGCAGTGCAAGCGCCCGCCGTAGATCTTGAGGCCAGCGATGCCGGGGGCGACTTCGATCAGGTCGATGTGGTCGCAGGCGGGGGACTCCAAGCCCAGCGACCAGGGGCGCAGGTTGTTCTTGATGATCTTGTCGGCCACGGCCTTGATGGCCGCAGGGGTTGCACCGTCGAGCGCCATGCCCAGCAGCGGGATGTCGAACCCGTTGCCGTTGAAGGTGACGATGCGGTAGCGGCGCAGGATCTGCTGCACGGTCTTGGCGTCGAACGCCTGGCCGTCGAACATCTCGAAGTGGCGCACGTTGCCGGTGTCGATGTTGAGAAACGACGCGAGGAAATAGTCGCGGTACGTTTCTAGGTCGAGGATGAGGGTTTGCTTGGTCATAGGATTGGTCTTGTCGTTTTGGTGAGGGGTTAAAGGTGGTTACCCTTTGTGCCGTTTGGGGCTGACGCTGCAACACCCCGGTTCAGAAAAGGTCCGCACCCTAACCCCTCGCCAAAACACCCTGGGCGCGAGGCCCAGGGTGTCGTGGTCACGCTCACACCAGCGAGTCGGCGTCCTCCACGCTGTCGAACTCGTCATCGCTCGCGGCGCCGCCACCGCTGAACGCATCGCCGTCCTTGAAGAACTGCACGCCGCGCAGGCTTGCGTTGATGCGCTTGCCGAAGTTATTGTCCTGAGCCCAGAGTTCCACCGATGCGTTGACGAAGCAGCCGGCGTAGGGGCGACCGTCGGCGCTGGTGAGCGGCGTCTTGTCGCGGTCGATCACCAGTGGGCGGGACTTGTTGCGTGCGGATACGAACAGGTGGCCCTCGAAACCGGCGTAACCGGCCTTGGTGTCGCCGTCGTGCAGGGCGGTGCGGTCCTTGGCCTCGATCTCTTTCTTGACGGTGGGCCACTTGGCGCCCCACTTGTCTTTGCCGATGACCTCGAACGCATCGCGCAGTTCTTTGGCTGCGGGGTGGTCGGGGGCCATCAGGAACGAGGCCGAGAATGCGGGCTCGCCTTCACCGTTGACGCTCTTGGCTTCGAACAGTTGGGGGAATGCGAGGCGGACGTTTGCAAGTTTGATTTTCATGTCAGTTGACTTTCTTAAAAAATTGAGGGTGGTTGTGTTTGACCCGCTGGGTTGCTTTTTCAATTGCCTTGATACGCGCCAGCGGGTCGTCTCGCGTAATCGGGGTGAGGGACGCGCGCATCAGTTCGAGTTGAGCCTCGACCGGCAGCGCGGTGTGTATTGGGTGGGCGTTCATGTCAGGGCCTCGAACTCGTCGGCCGTGGGCTTGAGGCTAATGGCCTGGCGCTTGTCGGACGCCGGTGCCACGCTGGGCTTGCCCTCGGACTGGGTGATGAGGTCCTTGAGCGATGCCCACTGGCGGGGGCCGAGAATCTCGGTCTTGGCCAGGCGCTCGGCGGTGGTGGGCGAGATCAGGCTGAAGTCATACATGTGCTCTTGCTTGACGCGCATGGCCTTGAGCGCTGCCTCGACCTCGGTGTCGTTGGTCCACTTGCGTGAACCTCGGCGGCCCTCGACCAGCTTGAACCCGGGCACGTCTTGGCCATCGAGCAGGCGGCGCTCGACCTCGGCACGCACGGCCTTGCACCAGGACTCGATCAGGTCCACCTGGGCCATGGCGGCGGCCAGCCATTCAGCGTCGTCCTCGGCCTTGGGGTTTGCCGTGCTCAGGTCGGCAAAGTCCTCGGGGCTGGCTGCATAGCTTTCCAAGGCGACGGTGCTGGCCACCTCAGCGCGCAGCGCCGGGCATGTGGCCTTGGCCTTGCAAAACCGGCATTGCTTCTCGCCGGGTGCGAGGTCGGCCGCGGCGCCCATGGTGATGTCCATGACGCGCGTGGCGCAGTCTTTGGCCTGGGCACCGAACGCGTGCAATTCCTCGACGGTGCAGTCCCATTCGCTGACGTGTTGCAGGCGGGGCTGGTGGATGACCATGCGCACGCGCTTGAAGTCGCCGACCATGCCGAACTCGTTGAGCGCGCCCAGGGCGTAGAGCATGAGCTGCTCGTTGCGCTCGGCATCGACGCGCACGCCTTTGCCATATTTGAGGTCCACCAGGATGATCTCGTCCTTGAACAGGATCACTGCGTCACTGGTGCCGAACGACTCGGGCACACCCACGACGTCCGAGAAGTCAACGCGCTGCTCGACCATGAGCTGGCCGTCGATGGCGTACTCGCGCACGGTATCGACGTATGCCTGCACGTTGCTGGCCATTTCGTCATTGACCTCGAACTGGTTGCCATCCACGTCGATGAGGCGGCCCAGGTAGGCGATGGCGTCGTTGCCGGACTCAAGCGCCCACGCTGCGAGTTCGTGGGCGGCCGTACCCTCGTCGGCGAACTTGCTCGACGTGTCAGGGAACTGCGATTCAAGCGAGACTGAACCAGGGCAGCGCATCCAACGATGGGCGCCAGAAGGGGAGAGGCGAGCGTGGGCGGTCATGCTGTCACCTCCATTCCGAGGCATTTGTGTTTGTTGACGAGTGCCGAACGGATGGAACCGG